TTATTTATTTAGATACTCTGTTATGGCTTTCTTTATTATTTGCGCTTGCGGCACGCCTTCAGCAACGCACTTTTTCTTGAAAGCTTCTGCTGTTTCTTTCGGAACGCGAATTGATATAACATCGTAAGTTTTTTCATTGTAGCGTTGTTTTACCGCTGTTGAAGTTTTAGTTCTTTTCTTCTTTTCTTCCATTTGAAAACCTCCGAATATCCATAACCACTTCCGATAATATAACAACAGCGTTTGCGGCGATTGCAATTCGCAAAAAGATATTAAGCCCGGTATACGCTGATATTATAAGCAAAGCACAAAGAGTAATGAACCAAAAGTTTTTTTCGACCACTTGCAAAACTCCTTTCAATATGATATACTATATATGCCCCCCGCAAGGGGGAGGGGCTTTCGCCCCTCTCGGTGTGCCTACCACCATTTGATAGCTGTTATCAAAGCGGCGATTGCAACGATTGCTTTGATAATCAAGTCTGCGATTTCAAATGTGGTAGGCTTGTTTTTTCGCTTTTTCATTTTATCACCTCCTTTACTGTCTATATTATACCATACTGCAAGCAGTATGTCAATACCTTTTTTCAATATTTTTTATTTTTTCAAAAAAATAACCACTACAACCGACGGCGGTTGTAGTGGTTTTAATCTTTTTCAATGCCTAACAGCCAATCGACGGACACCGAAAGAACATCAGCTAATATCATCAATTCATAATCGGCAACAAAACGCGTCCCTATTTCAATTCTTGAAACGCTGTCACGCTCAATAATGACGCCCGCAATTTGCAAGCGTGCCGCAAGGTCGGCTTGCGATAATCTTTGCCGCGTTCGCGCTTCGTGTATTCGCTCACCGCAAATATTTTTCTTTCCGTTGAAATCGTATATTTTCATTACATTACCCTTCGTTTCGTGTTAAAGCTCTGCAATCTTCTTGACTTTAACACATATTTCGCATATACTTGTGTTAAAGATAAGAAATGCGAAAAAATTTTATAAGCAGGAGGTTTTTTCAATGAAAAAAAACAAAAAAATCATTTTTGGAATAATTCTATGCGTAATCGGTATAATAGGATTATTCGGAGTACTTACCGACACAAGCGATAAAGCAATGCTTGCTTCCGGGAGTAGCATTCTAATTATAGCCGGAGGCGTACTACTTATTCTCGGCAGAAAAGCCGCGTCCGCTAATGCAAAAGAACAAAAAGTTATACACGAAAAAGCAGAAGACGCGAAAGCAAATAACGATTATTATACTTTTCGTGTTGCGGGTGTAACATTCAACAACGGTCGTAAAACAAGACAAGCTATTCTTCGTAAAATTAAATATGGCGATGAGCCGTTCGACGGTATTGTTTCGTGGGATTTGAAAAAGTATGATTTTGAGGGAAGTACAGCCGTAGGAATATACGCGAATAGTGAACAAGTCGGAAATGTTCCGAAAGATAGCCTTTCGTTCGTACTCGAAAATTGGAATAGAATTAAAAGTGTGTATCATACTGAAATTTTAGGCGGGGGCGAAACCGAAGACGGCGAAAAGATAAATTACGGTTGCGAAGTTACTTTATGTTTAAGTAAATAGAAAACAGCGGGATAAGCGCATTTGCTTACCCGCTGTTTTATTATTCTATGCTGCTTTGCCCGTCGGGCGGCTTTTCTGTTGCTACGCTTTCAATTGTAGCGGTTGCAAGTGTAATTGTCTGCCCGCTCTCGATATATTCTTTGATATTAGCGTTCTTTTTCCACTCTGATTTCGCCCGTTCAACAGCTTCATCAACCCACCGTTCAAGCGTTGTTGCAGTAATGAAGATTTTCACAACTGACGGAAGCCGCTCATACACCCATTTTATAACTGCCGACTGTTTAAGTGTTCCCGTCCCGCTTCCGTACTGCTTTTCGGCTTCGGTTACAAGGGTATAGAGAATTTTACAAACAACGCTTTTTTCGCCTTTCAGAATAAGGAAGGTGAGAAGCGCAATAAAAGCGGCAATTACGATAATACTATCCCAATTTTGAATAAGAAAATTTAATACATTCATCGTTTACACCTTCTTAATTAAAATCAAGTCGGACATTTTTACCGCTGCTACCACGACACCGCCGTATGTGATAACTACGCGGTCGCCGCTTACTTCTTTTACTGTATGGTCGCGGTTATAAACAAACGAAGCAAGGCTACCACCCGTATATGTCTTTGCTCCCTGTTTGACACGAACAATATCGTTTTTATCAATGGTTGTCTGTGCGGGGGCTGCGCTTCCCGTCGGCGCATTGCTGTTTGTGGTGATAAAATTTTCATATCCTGCCGCTTTCAGCTTCGCCGCCGTTGCGTCGGCGTTCGCTTTGACTGAATATGCCCCGACTTGTACTTTGTAAAGCCCGCCGACGGTAACGATATATGTATCAAAGCCCTCCGCTTTCAGTTTTGCCGCCAACGCGTCGGCGCTCACCTTCTTGCTGAAAGCTCCTGTCTGAACACGATACAGTGTTTTCCCGGTAGAAGAACCGCCCGAAGAAGTATTCGTATTAAGTTTTGATTTGACCGCCGCGCGAAAATCATTCATTGTGTAGCCGAAATTATCCCACCAATTATTCGGGTCGCCGTGATTGCTTCCATACCCCTTTGCGTGTGCTTCCTTGTGGCTTACAATGTTTTCAACGGGAATGTTAAATTCCTTGCAAAGATACACACAATATTCGATAGCGATATCGCGTACCGCTTCAAAGTACGCACGGTTTTTACAATCGTCCTCGCACATTTCAAACTGAATATATGCGGGGTTGTAATTATAAGAGCCTTTCGTGCCGCTCCCAACGCCCCAACAACAAAAATTGTACGGGAGAATGTTAGCGACCTTTACAATGTTATTAAGTGCGTAACCGATAAACGAATGCACGCACACAGAACGCCCCATAACCGACGCGGGATTGTTCCAATGATTGCCGTATGCGTTTGCGCCTACTTCTGCGGGCGCGTCAACATATCTTTTCAAGTAGGGGTTATTTGCGCCGGTGCTGTGAACAACAATTCCTTTCGGTGTGCATTTCTGCGCCTTTTTATAACAATCGTTTTTTGTTGCGTATGCCGTGATAATTTCCATTGTTTTATCCTCCTTAATAATTTGAATTTATATCGCCGAAGTTTTCTTCCTTCGGTTTGATACCGTTGCTTTTCATAAGTTTGATTTTGTTTTCGGCTTTTGCCTTGCTGTAATAGAAACCTGTCGCCGTTGCCATTTCTGCGGCTGCTGCGGGTATGATATACGAAAGCGGGGTAAGGTCGCCCGTAACATACATCATATAAAGCGCAAATCCAATTAAAATAACATTTACAGTCGCGACGCCGATAAAAATTTTCTTTGAAAACTCTTTCGGCTTTTTGCGTTTGTTCATTCGTTTTCAGCCGTCCTTTCCGGCGGAAGCTTCATAATTTTATGATAAAGGTCTGTTGCAACATCGTTACCGCCTAATTCGTGATACGCGTCATATCCGCGCTTCAAAGCTTCTTTTGCGTACAGCGGGCAATACCCACGGTCTATATTCTTTTCGTACTGTCGTATAATTTCAGCGCGAAGCAGACATTGCACACCGTTTTCTACCGCCTTTTCTCTTTTGCGATTTTTCTTTATTTGAGCCGCAAGCATTCCTAAAACAGATACAACGCCTCCGCAGACAAACGGGATAAGCCACTTCAAAAAGATGTCAAGCAATATTTACACCCCTTCCGAATTCGGAATTTGATAACCGCTTTCGGAAAGAATGACGGCAACTGCTTCTTTCAGCCGCTCCGGCACTTTTTCAAATGTGGTTTTCCCGTCGATAATTCGCATTGCGTAGAATTTAGCCATTATTCAGCACCCCCAAGTACAATAGCAATAGTTTCTTCAAGCGCGGCCCCGATAGTGTCGTTTTCTTCGCGCAAGCGCGCGTTTTCCTCGGCAAGTGCGGCAACCTTTTCTTCAAGCGACGGTTTATAAACCGTCTGCGCCGCTTCCTCTGCTTTTGCTCGCGCAAGCCACGCGGCTTTCGACTTTTTTACTATCGAAAGAAGATTGCTTCGAAAGGGGACGGCGGTACGATATTCGTCATAAGAATAAACCGTTTCTTCGTCCTTTTGCTCCGAAACAATGTTTTCACGGAAGACAATTTCCACGATGTTTCCCGCGCATTTTTCAATTGAAAGCGCATTCGGCTTGATATTGCTTTCTGCTTTCATTTTTGATAACCTCCTTCAGCTTTTTAATGTTTACATAAGGCTTTATATACACGGCAAAATAATATCGTGAATTACTGTGTTTTATCCACCCTAAATAGCTTAATATCGCCCGCGCGTCCCGAACGGTCGTTTTGCCTTTCCGAAATGCTTTCTTTACTCTGCGGCGAATTCTTAACGCATTACGGCGGCGAAGCGTAGTTTTATTTCGATAAAACCTAAATCCCAAGAAATCAATCGGGCGCGCGTCAACCTTAAACACTTGCCAATTTTCTTTCAGAGTTAATCCCATAGGCTCGATAAATTCCGCTATAAGTTTTCGTACCCGATGAAGCTCCTTTTTATTTCTTCCGAACAACGCCATATCGTCCATATAACGCAAATAATACTTGATGTGCAAAATCTCTTTTATGTAATGGTCTAAACTTTCAAGATAAAAGTTTGCCCACCATTGCGAAGTATAATTTCCGATAGGTAGTCCTTCGGCGTGGCTGTCAACAATACTGTCAATCAGCCACAGCGTCTCTTTATCTTTGATTTTTTCGCGAAATTTTTGTTTTAATACGGCGCTGTTTATATGCGGGTAGAATTTCTTAATATCAAGTTTTAGGCAATATTTTGTGTTCTTGCGGTCACGGCGTAGCCACCGTTCTATATGCCGCTGACCGTATCGCATACCGCGGCCCGGTATGCTGCCGCAACTGAATTCATACATACTTTTCATCAATACGGGTTGCAACACTTGCATAATCGCCCAATGTATGATTTGGTCGGGGTAAAAGGCGGGGCAATAGATTGTCCGTTCTTTTCTGCTCGGCCCGTCTTTTATAACAAATTCACGATACGGCTTCGGCTTGAATTTCTTCGTCAGAAGTAACGCGCGTATCGCTTCTGCCGCTTCGTCGCGATGTTCAAGAATATTTCGGACTGTGCGGCGTCCCTTTTTGCCCTTTGAAGCATTTGTAATTGTCCGCTGTATGTTTTCAATACTGCATATTTCTTTATATAGATAACCTACCCGTTTCATAATTTAACTTCTTTCTTAAATCTTCAAGGCGTTCAACGATGTTACTAACCCCGACCGTAACGATGTATTTTTGCCAAGCGGCAAGGATTACGGGGTGCGTAGATTTTTGTTTTTTAAGATAGACGCGCGCGATAGTTCACACTCGTAGTCGAAGGCGTGTTGTTGCAGTTCCAATAACACGGCCCGGCATTCGAACCATTGTTCCAATTGCCGCCGACACGCGCCGCGCATAGCACCCCGTAGCCCTATTTGTTTATATTATGGGGGCTGACCGCCCCCAAACCCCCGTTATGTACGGTAGTAAGAAAGACGCGCGCGAGAGTGCACACTCGTAGTCGAAGGCGCGTTGCTGCAGTACCAACAACACGGCCCGGCACTCGAACCACCGTTCCAAAAGCCGCCGACACGCGCCGCGCATAGCGCGTAGCGCGGAAAAATGTAATAATCGCTATAATATGTGGTTGAGCTTGCGCCGACTTCCGACGGAATACGAAGCCACGGAAAACGGCTGTCAAAGCCAAGCTTTTTTACATAACCGTCGATAATCGGCAA